AATTGCTTAATGACACATCTGACTATACAGAAAAATAGTGTGTTACCCAAACTTTTATGAGGATTATGATTCATTTGTAAAAAGATGTAATCACGAAACTGATTTTGCTACTTTAAATAAAAATTTCAGACAACGTAGAAGTATGTATTTAAAAGAGGGATTAGGTGATATACCTTTTCTTCTAAATACAGAAAGAACAATGCAAAGCTACATTGATGAATACACGTTAAAAATAGAAAATGATTTAGATTTTGTTTTTAATGGGATAGCATTATACATAGCACTCAACGGCATAGATGCTACATGGGATTTAGTTAATAACACAGAAGGAATGAAAAATACTTTAAGACAAGGGTATATTGATTCCGGAGAGTATATTGATGATAGGTACAGTAGAAAATACGGAGGTACACCAAATCCGTTTATAGCGTCAGTAGCAATTTCTATATTTTTAAATAGATTTAAAGATCAAAATTTATTTAAGAATAGGACAAAGAGTATTATCGAAACAATTATAAATGACAACGATAATATTGATGATGTTGTAGATAAAATAAAAAAACATAATAATAAACTTAGGGCAAAAGTTATAGCTGCAACAGAATTAGGTATAGCGCAATCATCAGTTGAATTACAAGCAATGCTAAGAATAGCAAAGCAAAAGCCAATATCAAAGTATTGGGTAGGTATATTAGATGATAGAATAAGAGATAGCCATTTTCAAGCTACAAACTTTTATGTAAGAAGTAATTCAATTCCACTAAACGATAGGTTTGATGTAAATGGTAGTTTGATGTTGCATCCTAGAGATATTTCAGCATCGGCAAAAGAAATTGTAAATTGTCGTTGTTATTTGGGATATGTTGTTTAAGTTTGTATTGTAATTGTTTTTGTGGTGGCAACAATTACATTAGTAATTAATAAGTGTTTAAAATTTGTGTTAGGAGCGTTCAGAAATGAATGCTCTTTTTTTTTATTAACTTTGGCATAAATTAATAAATATGTTAAGGTTTAAAGGAAATTATTTTGATGACATGGATGATGAGAAAGGTATCATCAAGGGATATGCATCAATGTTTAACAATAAAGATTCAGATGGTGATATCATCACCAAAGGTGCTTATACCAAAACACTTCTAGAAAATTCTGAAAGAATAGCGTTTCTGTACCAACACAACATGAATCAACCAATAGGTAAACCGTTATCTATGAAAGAAGATGAGAAAGGTTTATTTATTGAAGCAAAAATATCAGATAGTTCTTTAGGCAAAGATGTTAAGACAATGGTGTCTGAAGGAATATTAAAAGAGTTCTCGGTTGGATTTATTCCGATCAAAGAAGATTTGCAGAAGGATGTCAACTATATCAAAGAAATAAAATTATTTGAATTTTCTTTGGTTACCCTAGCTGCAAACCCATTGGCTAAAGTTACAGAGTACAAAGGGACAAAATCTGTTGACAATTTAATGGATGAGTTTGATAAATTAATCAAAATGTCAAGGAAACTTGATAATCCTCATCTATTGGAATTTGAATTACGAATGCTAAAAGAAAAATCTTCACTTATACTTAATGAGTCTCAGAAATCTGAACTAGAAAAGGAATCAGTCGAAAGCAAAAAGATAGCAAACGAATTAGATAACTTTTTATTAAGATTATAAATGGAAGATTTAAACGAACGTCTCGTATCTCTCAAGGAGGGATTAGAAGGCACTATTGATTCAAAAATTGAGCAATCAGTAGAGAAAAACATGGGTTCTGATTACAAGAACCAACTTAAAGGTGAAGTAAACGAAGAAATTTTAAAGCATGGAAAAATTGTTGAGGATTTAAACTCAAGAATTGATTCATTGGAATTGGACAAGCAAAAATCATTAGATAGCGCACCTCCAAAAAATTTCAATGCTAGTTTAAAGGATGCTTTAGGTGAAAGTGCTAGTTTTAAGGCATTTGTCAACGGACAATCATCTAAGGCTACATTAAGTTTAAAAGCTATTATGACAACTGCTGCTAACGCATCGGGTGATACTGTACCGGCTGATAGACTAAATGGATTTTACTTTGATCCTACAAGGACAACTAGAGCAAGAGATTTGCTAACTTCAATATCAACTGATTCTAATACTGTAAGGTATATTCAAGAAACTTCTTACACCAACGGTGCTGCTGCTAGAGTAGAGGCATCTGCGTACGGAGAATCTGAATTCAAACTTGATCCGGTTGATGCTCCTATCAGAAGCATTGGTTCTCAATTAACCATGACTAAGGAAATGTTTAACGATGTACCCGCTTTAAGTGGATATATTTCTACAAGAATTCCCGCTAAAGTTATGAACGTTGAAGATCAGCAAATATTGTTTGGTGCGGGAACGGGTGCTAATTTACAAGGACTTATGACTGCCGGTGGAGGAGCGCAATTTGACGTTTCTTCGGGTGCATCTTTTTATCAGTTCTTTGGTGCTGATGCATCTGCTTATACAAATGAGTTTGATGTATTAATTGCTGCCAAGAATCAAGCACAACTTGCTGAGTATTCTCCTACTGCAATTATGGTTAATCCAACTGATTATAACAAAATGTTCTTGCATAAAGATGCTAACGCTAATTATGTAGTTTTTGTTAATGGTGTATTGACTGTACTAGGTGTACCTATATTCCCATCAACTGCCGTAACTGCTGATAAGTTTATCGTAGGTGATTTCGGTTTAGGTGCTACACTAGCAATTAGAGAGGATATGGAAATATCTTTCTCTGAATCACATTCTGACAACTTTGTTAAGGATTTGGTTACAGTTAAGGCTACTGAAAGAATTGGATTACCAATTCACAACCCAAATGCTTTTGTTTGGGGAGCATTCTCAACTGCAATTGCAAGTATGAACGCATAAACCACTTATGTGTGTTTGTTTTGAAAGGGGGGTGCATTTTGCATCCCTTTTTCTTTGTTTTTATATTTTTTGTTTTTAAAATTGTTATATGGATAAAGAATACGATTATGTAAATCCTAATCATTATAAATCATCGGGTAAAGAAACTTTTGAAATGATGATAGATATTTGGGGCAAAAATGCATTTATACAACATTGTGAAATGTCTGCTTTTAAATATCGAATGAGAATTGGAGCAAAACCTAATCAACCAACTGATAGAGAATTACAAAAAATAAAATGGTATGAAAAAAAAGCAAAAGAACTTAGAGAAGGGCAATAAAGAGTATTATATATTAAGAGAAGATATTCTTGAATTAAAAAAAGATTTAAACAACGCAGATGAGGTGTTTGATAAATATTTAAATAGAGAAAAAATATTTATTAGTGACATACAAAAGGTAAATAAAGTTTTTGGATATGACGTTCCAATTAGAATGACATCTGTAATTCAGAATAAAGATTATTTTTAATTTTATTTTATTGTTTATGTTAAAAGGCTACTCAGAAATGGGTGGCTTTTTTTATTTATCTTTGTTTTAAAAAAAAATGTTTAAAGTACTATTAAATATTATCGAATCAACTATTCCATTAGCGGGAGAAGTTATAGAACAAGTAAAAAGTCCCGAAGGAGGACAAGGAAAGTTTAAATTAACACCTAGATTTGTTAAGCAAGTAATTAGACTTGTTGTAGCCGTTGGAGTAATATACATGGCAATAAAAGGTACTATATCTTTAGATGAGGCGCAAGATATTATCAAGCAATAATAATGAACGAATGGCTAAATGCACATTGGACAGAACTAATGACATTATTAGGAATAGGAGCAACCGGTGGAGGATCAGCCGTTTTAGGACATAAAATGATTGATAAACAACAAAATGCCCATCTTAAAAAAAATGATCAAAGATTAGATAATCTTGAAAAAAAGGTTACAGAAATAGATGGTGAAATTAAAGTTAATAGCACGTCTGATCAGCAATTTAGAAACGAAATAGGGCATAGGTTAGGAAGTATAGAAAATTTAAATAATAAAATTTTAGAACATCTTTTAAAAACAAAGTAATATGGCAAACATGAAAGTAGTAGTTGGATTTATACATGAAGGTAGACAATTCAACGTAGGTGATATTTTATCTGTTTCTTCAAAATCAGATCAAATGCATTTAATACAAACAAAACAAGCAATTTACGAAACTTACGATTTTGCTCATAAAGAAGAAAAAACATCAAAAGTTAAAACCAAAGAATTAAAAGTAGAGGTTGAAACAAAAGAAGAAGACATTGATGTATTAAGGGAAAAATATTTAGATAAGTTTGATAAAGAAGCTGATAAGAGATGGAAAGTATCTCGTTTACTTGAAGAATTAGATAATGATTAATTACACTATTACCGATGCTAGTGGTGAAGGGGCAACTTTTGATTACCTATCATTAACTGAGATAAAGAATTATTTAAAAGTAGACAACTCTACTGATGATACTCTTATCGGTGATATGTTTCAAGCAGCAGCCTCATATATAGAAAGACAGTTTAAGCAGACATTGAAAAATAGAGATATACTTATTCAATATGATGCAAACGAAAAATATATTGATTTATTGTTTTGTCCGGCTAGTAGCATTACTAGCGTTACTTATAATACTCACGATTCTGACGGTAGCGGTACTTTTGTTGAAAATACTGATTTTACCTCACATGGATTGATTGACAGTAGGACAAGAAGTTTGGTTTTAGATTTTAATAAATCATATGAAACTGTAAACGTATCTTATAATTCAGATGGTTCTACCGTCCCAAGTGAAATAAAACTAGCAACTCTAGCCTACATTAAGGTTATGTACGATAATAATCGAAGTTTCTTTGATAAGGATGTACCAACTGCACCACCTACAGAGACAATTCAATTAATGTCTCCGTACAAACCTATTGTTATATGAGGGAAAGAATAATAATTAAATCTAGAACTTATAGTATAAGCAATACCGGACAACGATCTTTAGATCAAACAACTGAAATATTAACTTGTTGGGCAGATATATATCAAAGACGTACTGATATACAAGATTTAACCGGTAATCAAAATGTATTAGAAGGTAATTGGGTATTTAGAATAAGAAATTCAGAACCAACTGATCTTTTAACTAAATCTAATTTTATTACTTGGAGAAATAAAGATTATAGTATTGTATCTATATCTGCACAAGAAAGTTATCAAAGAATTGTTGAATTAGTTTGTAACGTTATAGAATAATGGGATTATCATTTAAAAATAATGTTAATAAAATATCTATTGAATCAAATAGATTGTTTCATGCAAAAAACAAAAATTTAGAAAAGGTTTTTGATAAGTTTATTGTAAGTGCAAAAAAACGAGCGCAATCTAATATACAACAAAATAAATCTGTTGATAATGGTGATTTAAGAAATAGTTTGAAAGTAACAAGAAAGAAAAACAAAAACATAAAGCAATGGAAATTAATTGTTAATTCTGTTCATGGTGCTTTTGTAGAGTTTGGAACAAGAAAAAGAGCAAATCCCCCGTCAAGTCTTACTTCTTATGCTAATACATTTAGAGGTATGAAAGGTGAGAGTGGTGATGTAGTAAAAAGATTAACTGATTATTTTAAAAGAAAAGGTTTTAGCGAGGATGGAATAGGATCAGCTATTATGGATGTTTTAAAAAATGGAACAAAACCTCATCCATTTTTTTTTCCGGCAGTATGGTATTCTCAAAGACGTTTACCTAGAAGTATAAGAAAAGCATTAAAAAAGAAAAGATAACATGGCAGCATTAACGGGAAATAAAATAAAGGATAGCTATTTAGGTTTATTGAAATCTATAAGTAATGGTGCTATATCATCAAGTTTTGTCCAAATTTCTGATGGTGGAGGAAACGCATTGCCTTTGTATTTGTCTACCTCATCAATTAAGTTTTACAATGCTTACACATTTCCTAGTGCTGATGGTACGGTTAGTGGACAAGTTTTAAGTACAGATGCTAATGGCACATTAAGTTGGGTAACATCTAGTGATAACCAAACTTTAGAAGAGGTGTTAACACAAGGTAACACAACTACAATTGCTATATCTAGTAGTGCTGATATAACTACATCTGCTCAATTTAATGGTGATATAAATGGTGCTTTGCTACAAAAAGTAAAAGCAGCAGAGGCGTTATCAAAAGGTGATGTTGTATATATAAGTGGAGGAACGGGTGATAATCCCGAAGTAAGTAAGGCAAAAGCAGATAGTAGTACAACAATGCCCGCTCTTGGTATAATGAAAGAACCCCTTGCTTTAAATGCTGAAGGTGAATGTATAACAAGTGGTGAATTAACGGGATTAAATTTATCATCAAGTGGTACTATAGGAGATTTTGATACGGGAGATGAATTATTTGTAAGTTCCACAACTGCGGGTGGATTGGTTGATACTGCACCAACGGGAGAGGCTAATTTAATACAAAAGATAGGTAAAGTAATTAACGGGGGAAATGGAGGAGCATTGACGGTGCTAGGAGCATTTAGGACAAATGCAGTGCCTAATTTAAATAGTGC